CAACGGTTGCAGAAGGTGGTTCTCAAACCCGAGCTTCACGTCGAGTTGAAGGGGATGAAACAAGAAAAACAGTTGGAACAACAGGTACAGAGACACGTGCAACAATAGGGAAAACAGGATTAGAACAACGTGCAGGAATCAGGACTACAGGGGATGAGACAAGACAAACAAGAAGAGTTGAAGGTGATGAAACAAGACAAACAATTGGAAAAACAGGTCAGGAAACACGATTAACCGACTTGCAGAAAGAGCAGTTCCGTAGGTATAAAGAAGCTAGAGACTACGCACAAGCTCAAAGTGCCTATCGCGCATGAATGAATGGATCAAATCTCTAACTGACAAAGATAGAGAATGCTTCACTTCTTTTTGTAAAAAGACATCATCCCCCATCCAAATATATTTATATTCCCGTTTTCTTGGATTCCAAGGGACAATAGTGGAATGTGATACATGGTCTACTAAAAAGTTTAAAAAAAGAAATTTTACTTCTGTACTCGAAGGTGAGATCGATTCCATGCAAGTGGACATCTCCAAATTGAGAGAAGCCATAGACATGGGTATGGTTAAGCAAGACATGGGTGCAGCTAGGATTGCGATGCTACAAAAAGAACTACGTGGAGCTATAAAACAACTTAATGATGAGAAGGTATTGATGGATAAACAAGGTTTAATCCTTGCAGGTGCAGATAGGGCATTACGTGAGATGCTATCTATTTTTAGAGACGATCCTATAGAAGGACCTCTTCAAGAAGCATCAATGGGAGTTTGGACAAAAATATTACAAGAAGAAAGTTAAAGATTCTTAAGCTATGCTACGTGCATGGCAGGAACAAGTATTTACAGTGTTTATCGTCGTACTGCGAGAGCAGCGGCTAAACAACAAGTAGTTAAGAAAACATCTTCAATTGATGTTGAAAGAGCTAGAACAGACTTTGCGTATTTCTGCACTGTTGTAGGAGACAAACCCCCAGCTAAACATCATATTGAATGGCATAAGTATTTATGTACTGGAGAGGATAGTGCATGTTTAGTAGGAATAGGTGGTCCGAATATAGATATACTTGCCCCACGTGGTAGTGCTAAATCTACAATTCTTGGTTTATATACGGCTTGGGCTGTAGGAATACATGCTTTAGCAAAACAACCTTTAAAGGTTTTATATATCTCTTACACTGTTGATGTAGCTAGACCTAAGAGTGCTGCAATAAAAAGAATTATTGAAGATAGTAAAATTTATCGAGAAGTTTTTCCTACAGTAAAAATAGCAAAAGGTATAAATTCAAATGAATATTGGAGTATTGATTGGAAATTTGCAGGAATTAAATCAACGGGTGAAGAAGAGTTTACTGTTTGTTGTGCAGGACTGAAAGGTGCTGTGACATCTAAAAGATCACATCTTTGCATAATTGATGACGCAATCAAAAGTGCTGATGATATTAAAAATAAAGATATTCGCCAAGCAATGGAAGATAATTGGAATTCAGTCATAGTGCCAACCATGTTTGAAGGTGCTAGGGCTATATGTCTTGGGACACGTTTCAGACATGATGATATTCATAAGAGTACTTTCATACCTTCTAATGATTGGGTGCAAATTGTTCAATCAGCTATCACAGTAGATAAAGAAGGTGATGAGATTTCTTATTGGCCTGATATGTGGTCTTTGGATTATTTACGAGATAGAAGAAGACAGGCTCCTGTAGCTTTTAGTTTTCAGTATCAGAATCAAATTATTCAAACAAGTGAATTATCTTTGTCGCCTGATTTAATTGTTAAAGGAAATATTTCAACTGATTTTGAAAGATTGGGAGTAGGAGTTGATTTATCTGCTGGAGTCCGTGAACAAAATGATTACACAGTTTTTGTAATGGGAGGGAGGATAGGTAACAAGATACATGTTGTTGATTGTAAGAGATTAAGGATTATGGGTAACCTTGACAAATTAGAAGCACTAATGGAAATGATGGAAGAATGGGGAGTTGTTCATTCAGATGGTAATAATAATTATTTTCCTACTGGAAGTAATGTAGATATTTGGTCAGAAGCCGTTGCCTATCAGGCTTCTCTAGAAGCTGATTTTAGAAGAATATGCCAAGGTGATCATGGTTTATACAATATGATATGGCATCCAGTGAAAGGATTTAGAGGAGATAAAGTTGCACGTTTTAGAGGAATAATGGGTTTATTTGAACAACGTAAAATTGTATTCAATAAGTTTAGAAAATTTGGTCCTTTAACAGATGAAATTATCAATTTCGGTGTGAGTTCACATGATGACTGTGTGGATGCTTTGGTATGGCTATGCAATGGATTAATGACCCGAGGAAAACTAGAGTTAGAGTATTGACGATTTAAACTGGAAAGAACACTACCAATGTCAACCAGCTACCATACGTTAGAGATCGAGCAAGATGCTTACGGTTCTGTAGTCATCCCACTGCCCGACGAACTTTGTCACGATTTATCTATTCAACCTAATGAAAGGTTTCAAGTAGAAGTTGAGGACGAAATTATCACACTCAAACGAATACATGCTGGGTACAACATTGAAGAATAGAATTAATTAAAACCAATGAGTGACAGCAATAGCAAAGCTCTTCTTGATCAAATACTGCAGTCAGTAATTAGTCGTGACGGGACAGGACCAGCTGACACAATGCTGGTTAATGCTCATCTATCCCAGATGAAAATGTTTGGGATACGACAAGGTGTTGAATTCTTTCCTCAACAAGATAATTTCGGTACCCAACGTTTTGACTTTATACAACAGGTAATTAAGTTCAATAAACTAGATGCAAGATTAGATTCTATTTGGGATAGATTTTTAGCATATGGTAAAGGGCTTTTTTACATAAGACCTACTAGAAAAACATATAGAATTTATTGGTTTGATAAGGATGCTTACAGAACATATTATTCTCCAGAAGGAGATCTTGAAGAAGTAATCCTAATTTATCCTTACAAAGTTAAAGCTAAGAAGGGTATAAGAAATGTAGGAACAAGTACAGATAAGAGATATATGCGTTTGCGTATTACTCCTACTGAAATTGAAGAATTCCATACTGAGCAGGAAATAACTTTTGAACAAGAGATAATGGATGTTGCTGCCTTGGATAAAAAGGTAGTTAAAAATACAATGCAATTTATTCCATGCGTTGAGGTATTTAATAACCCTGATGCATTTGGAACTGATGGTGCAGGTGAATTTGAGATATTAGCTAATCAAATCGTTGCTCACGATGAGATGGTTAAAAATATTAGAGCTAACTTATCTTTCTTTGGTAACCCAACTCTTCTATCTTCTAGACCCAAACAAGATATCGTTGAGAGTGATTCGGATGGAGCAGTACAAAGACCTAGTATATCGAGTCAATCAGGATTCGGATCTGAGTCATTATTATCAAGTTCTACATATAAGCAAGATCCTTTAACAAGACAACAGCCTGGTTATATAGGTAAACCTGGGAGTGGTATGCGTGTACCTAGAGTTATCGCAAACTTAGAGCCATCTGACCGTGTTGGTTTTATTACACCTAATGCTGTAAGTACAGATCAAGCTAGATATGCAGAACAATTACGTAGTGAGTTACGTTTAGCTCTTGGTGGTATTGATGATCTAAGTATCACTAATGTAACGGCAACAGAGATAAAATCTGCTTATGGTCGTGTTAGTGCTACAGCTAAGAAAAAGTGCCTTCAGTTATATCAATATGGCATTTGTAAGTGTTTTGAGTTAATACTTTTCCAAGAAGAACAAATATTCCGTAAATCATTAGCGTTTGTTTCTGGTATTAAATATCCACAACTTCCAGTTGATATGGAAGATGAAAAAGCAGCAGAAAAATATGAAAAATCAAAAGTAAAGTATGAACAGAAATTAGAGCAGACCATAGAGGACGTCTTGCGTTCAGGAGATATACCTAGTGGAGTATTAGGTCTTGCACCAGATGGTGATCGTACTATTTTATGGCGTTGGATGGGTCCTGTTTATGAGGACACTGCACAAGATAAATTGAACCAATCAATATTTGTTAGGAACTTACAAGAATTGGGTGTTGATAGTATAGAAGCACTGAAGTATTTATTCCCATCTAAAACTGATGATGAAATTGCCGGGATGCTCTCGGGATTTCCATTCAGA